TGACAATGGCTTCTACATATTCGCTTTCTTCTTCTTCTTCGTTGTCTTTCTTTTCGCTTTCCTCTTTAGGAGGAGGCAAGTCCATAGCATCGTTGAACTCTTTACGAGGAACAAGGCCGTAATATTTAGTGAGACGAACCTTGTCATCTTGATAGATAATCAAGTCTTGGTCAGGCTCAAGGTCTTGGTCAGGAGCAGCTTCTGTAATATCTACATCACGATAGATGCCCTTCTCAATGAGCATCTCAACCTGATGGCGAGGAACAAACTCATCAATGGCTACACCCAAGGCTTCCTCAATAGAGGAGGCAACAGGGTCAATCAAGAAGTTCTGTGGCAGAATGGGGCGTACCTTAACCACTGTACGTGTTTTGATATTCACACCCACAGCTTGCATAGCTCCATCAAGGATTGGCTGTGTAGCTGGTGTAAAATCTTGAACCTCATCAAGGACAAGCTCAGCCATACCTGTGCCAAACACAGCAGCATTTAACAAACACTCAGCTACAGCCTTGCGTGTCTTGGTGTATTTAAACTCTTCATCCAAAGCATTACGTGTAAACTCAATGTCTTGACGGTCTTGGTCACGTACATCATCATGGATGTCAAACCATTTACCACGCCCAAAGGTGGCTTCTTCAACTTCAGCAACGCTACTCTCTACAGCTTGCTGCAAGGCAGGGCTAATAAGCTTGCTACGCTCGCTCTCACGTGTCTTATCAGCAGCATCCCACTGACCACGCCACAAGCGGTAATACTCATCAAACTTCTCTTGATGGTTACCAATGTAATGGTCACGCCATCTGTCAGCTTTTTCAATAACCCAACCAGCTAAGTCACTACCTTTGTAGGTTTCTTCAGAATCAAATTTCATATATTTCCTTAGTATCCGCTTATAGCGTCCATTGGTTCGTAGGGTTCTTCTTCATATTCTGTTACATAGCTTTGCTTGCTTAGCTGTTCTATGTAGCTCAGAGCGTCAATCAAGTCATCATGCACAAGAGTGTTAGGGAACTGGAAGAGTTGGTCAAGAAACTGTATGTTCCATTCTCCCTTGTTGAGCACAACCTGTCCATGCTCAAAGCGTCCCTGCAATGCCCAGACAATCCTGTCTGTCTTCTTCTTGTTTCCATGCGTGAGTTCTTCAACTCTAAAGAATGTCTGTGTTCTTCTCATTATGTCTGATAGGTAGGGCATCACTGCTTGCTTAGCAATACCCTTCTCAATACCTATGGACACTGGTTCATACTTCTTAACAGCAGCAAATATCTTCTTTGCTGTCTCTTCAACTGTCCAACGTCCAAAGACAATATCCTTAACATACCAGCCCTTGTCGTTAGTCTTAACAATGGCTATGGCACTGTCATCAAGCCTCTTGCTCTTGCTGCCCTTGCTCTCGTCTGCAAAGCCAGCCAAGTCAATGGCAATGAAAAAGTCACCATCAGGTTCTTCTTCATCAAACTTAACCCATTCCTCTTTGAAGAGTTCTCCACCCTGTGCTTCAAAGGAGGCCATAAACTCTTGCCTGAAAGCAAAGCTGCTCATGTTCTTCTTAGCAGCCTCAATCTCATCTGGGTCAATCAAAGGATTGTCATAGCTGGTGAAATGCCAGCTTTTAAATGTATCATCATCTCCAGCCATACCATATTGGTAAAGCTCATAGAAATGGTTTCTGCCCATTGGCGTTCCAATGAACAAGGCATGACCCTTCTGGTCAGCCAAAGCAGGGCGTAAGATTTGTTCCCACACCTCTGGCTTCATGTCTGCATATTCATCCATCACCAGAAACTTCAGGGACACCCCTCGCATTGTCTCTGGTCTGTCAGCCCCTTTAAGGCTGATGGTGGCTCCGTTAATGAGCTTCACCTGTAAGTTATTAACATGGCTACTGGCTATGACAGCATGTCCCACCTCAAGGAGGGTTTGCCACATAATGTCCCTTGCCTGTCCCTGTGTAGGAGCAACATAGAACACATGGCCTTTCTCTGCCTGTAGCGCATTGAACAACAACAAGTAGGCAGCTAAGCGGCTCTTACCTGTTCTTCGTCCAGCAGCTACAACCTTGAAACGACACTTGTCGCTCCATACAGTTTGCTGCCACGGAAGGAGCTTAATGTCTAGACTAGTCAAGCTGCAAACACATCGTTAGTAGGCATCAAAGGATTGTCCAAACCTTCATACATAGTTGCTTCACTCATCTGCTGTGGGGTGATGCGGTTACGGATGTATTCCTTAAGCTTCTGGTTATCTGGGTGTTCAACACTGTACATTCCTTTTTGAATGCGTTGGTAGTATTCTCTAGCTTTTGGCCCGGCTCCATTCCACACTTCTTCAAAAGGACGCTTAAGTCTTTTAGCTGTATCATACTTCTCTTTAATGGCAGCAGCAAAGCCAGAGGAATACTCATCATGCCCAAGGCTGGTCAAAGAATCAACAACCCCTTTAAGCTTCTTGTTATTAACATCCCACTCATTATATCCGAAGTTACTACGTCCTTCTTCCAGAGCCAAACGTGTAAGCTGCTCTGCTGTGAGCTTTGGAAACTTTGGGTCAAGAGCCTGTGCACTTCTGTAAGCGTCTAACAAATTTCCCATTGTCTCCATGTCATAGGGCTTAGTAAGAGTTTCCATCTTACCAGTTTTTAAGTCTGGCCTACGTCCAAAGATGACATCCTCAGCAGGAACTTCTTTGTACCTTGGCTGTCCCCACCAAGAGGTTACAGGGTTTCCCTTAAACATCTTTGGGTTGCTTCTCTGAGCAGCTTGCATATCAGCAAGCCAATCTTGTGTATACTTATGTGGAGGAAGGTAGCCACCCTCAACTTGGTATGTCTTTGGCATGTTATTCCTTGTATGCGATGTCTTCAGCTTCGTCTGCTGCTGAGATGATAGTTTGCTCACCACCAACGCCAGTGATAGTAATAGACACAGCAGCCCTACCACCACCATTCTTGTCCTTCTCGAAGTGACTAAGAGGGAGCAACCTATCCATGATGAGCTTCCATGCAGCCGCTTGATTCTTGTGATTATCATCCAAAGCTGCTCCATATATAGCCTCAACAACCTTCTGGCTTCTGGGACTGTTTAACATCCTAGAGCGATATTCGTTTATGATTGCCTGTTCACCTTTTGGTCTTCCAACAGCATTCCTCTTGCCCGGGGTCTTGGCAACTAGGTCTGTCTTCTTAGGCCGTCCTCTTTTTTTAACAGAAACATCTGTATTCATAAGTCCTTCTGTGCGGCTTCTATGCCTCTCTGTGCAGCTTCTATGTCCATCTGTGCATCATATATGGCACACTAAGTACTTTAATGTCTCATATATGTTACTTCTTTTTTATTATTTAATAAGCTTCCTTAATTGCTTATATGTATTTATTATACCACACATTGTGTTAAATGTCAAGCTCTTTATGTGGCTTTAATGCTACACATTGTACGATTAGACTGGACACTCTAATTTCCTTTACTGACCAATGGGTCATTATTACTTTTAGTCATATAGATCAAGGCTTTAATGCTCTTTCACTATGCAATAATAACCCCCTATTTTAGCCCTTTTTTGTATGCTATAGGGTTCCGCATATATTGGCACAAGTTGTCCCCTCCCCCGGTAGTACTTTTGTGTTACAAAAGAGGCTTTTATGCATGGGGTATGAGAACTTTAGAGGTATGAGTACTTATGTGGCAGCCTCTAAAGCCACCTACAACCCAAAGTACTACAATGCCAGCCACAGAAGCCAGGAAGTAATACCTAAGAGTTACAGGGAAAGTCCCTAGTATAGTACCTATGGGTTAACTGTCACACAATATGCCCCATTATGGTGCAAACGTCACACATGAAGCACCAACATAGTGCACAGCATGTCATAATGCACTGACATGGTGCATAAATCATGTAAGCCTTTAGTACGTGTTTACATAAAGCTAATACGTAAGCATTACAACTGTCTCATGTCTGCAAACAAAGGTATTAACGACATGACTACTTAAGTATACATGGCACAGCCCTTGCATAGTATATAGGGAAGGGGAAACAGTAGGTAACTACTGAGTAACCCTTCAAAGCAGTAGGGTATTAATGACACGTTGACACGTAGCACCGATACTCTGCTAGAATGAAGACATGTTGCAGAGAATGGTTCTCGGTAACTAGCAAGTAACCACAAAGGAAAACGACATGAGCAAAGCAAAGAAAATCGAGGGTACAAGCCCTGAAGCATTGGGAGCCGCATTCGCATGTGAACAAGCAAACGTGAACGGTAAGCTTCTGAAGACCCTCAAAGAGACAATAGGGGCTTACACTGTAGAAAATAAGGCAGAATATGAGGCCATGGTCGAAGGGTACGGCACTCAAGCAAAATCGCTCTACAATGCCAACACAGCAAAGGTTCGCAAAAGTGAATTCAAGAAAATCTGTGACCATGCCAGCACTGAAGAGAATCGGAAAACCCTGTTCAATATTATTGATAATTACGAATCAGTTCAAAGCTTGGTTAAAGATTTAAGGGGCTTAGAATCGGGAAGCAAAATTATTGATGAAGAGGGTAACGTAAGCAAAGCCCCTAAAGAAGAGGGCGAAGGCGAAGAGGGTATCGAAGAGGTTACATTCAGCGATGAAGACAAAATGCTGAATAACCTAGAGATAATTCAACAACTATGCTATGACAAGGGTTATAAAATGGCTAGTGAATTGATTCTTCAGGCAATGGCAAAAATCAACGAGAAGGTATAATGAGACAGAATCGGAGGGGTTGACAGCCCCTTCGATGCCTGTATAATGGTCTTCAGAGCACAAAGAAAAGCTTCGATGCTTTTCCCTGCGCTTTGCAGGTAACTTGTTAGTAACTTTTTAAGGGAGTTTTTATGTTTGATTCTTTGAAGGCTTTTTTTGTAGCGAAGCAGTTTGTTGCTAACCACGGCAATAGATTTTTGACGGTTTATGACATGAAGGGACATCGTCACAATGGGCAGATTGTCTCTCGTGGGTTTTTCAAGGTGTCAGTTAAGCTGGCACGTGGTGGGCAGATTGTAAAGGTTAGCCCTTCTGCTGTGGTGCATGTGCATCGTGACAGGAAGCGCTTGTCAGTACAAAAGCAAGCAATTGCAATCTGATAGGGAGTTATATATAAGCCTACATAGTGGGCTTATATGTGGCAATCCTGCCAGCTAGGAGCATCAAATGACAGATAGACAATTCACAGTTACATGCGCCATTCTATTGGTGCTGGTTTGGACAATGTTATTCTTGGAGGCATATTATGCTTAGTCGCACATCAAAGCTCGGCTGTTTTAGTTGGAGCTTGCAAGCCCTTGAGACATGTCAAGGCTCTATTGGCAAAGATGGCAAGCTTGTCGAGGTTTGTCAAGGCTGTTATGCTACCCAGGGTTTTTACCACATGCCCGATGCTATTTCGTTGCGTAAAAACAACAAAGATGACTGGCAAACTGACGATTGGGTGGCTCGCATGGTCAAGGCTTTGTCAAAGCAGAAGAAGTTTCGATGGTTTGACAGCGGAGATATTTATTCTGTTGACTTGGCATGGAAAATCCATGAAGTTTGTAGGCTTACCCCGCATGTCAAGCATTGGCTGCCCACACGTATGCACAAGTTTGACAAGTATGCCCATGTCTTAGGGGCTTTGGACAGTTTGCCTAATGTTGTTGTGCGTCTCAGTGCCGACAATGTAGAAGAGCAGATAGCAGGGACAACCACATCGATGGTTATCAAAACCCATGAGCATAGACGTGGTGTGCACGTATGCCCTAGTAGTTTGCAAGCTGGCAAGTGCGATACATGCACTGCCTGTTGGAATAAGGACGTGAAGGTTGTTGCATATGTGGCACATTCACGTAAGATGGCTAAGGTTTTTCAAATCAAGGAGATTGCAAATGTATAAGATTGTTGGAACAAAGGGAGTTATTGACTTCATTGGCTTTAAAGACACAGAAGAGGAGGCCAATGCGCTGGCTCTTCAGTGGCAAGCGATGGGTTTGTCTTGTGTAGTTACTAAGGAGTTACCAAATGAATGAAGAAACACATATGTGGGTAGTTGAAAACCTGTTTGATGACACCCCTTCGTTGATGTCAATACATAGCGACATGGCGAAAGCATATGCAGCACGAGAAGCATATGTCAAAAGCTATCGTCATGGTGGTGAGTTAAATGATTATTGGGTACATGCTGTACGTATTGATTGGACAGGACTTGAAGGAGAAACTAAATGAGTCAGTTTGCAGAAACAAATAAGCTTAAGAAGGGCACACGTATTGTCCTGCGTAATGGATGGGAGGCTGTGCTTGAAGACAACAAGCGTGGCAGCATACGCATGGCTACAGTGGAGGGGTTTTATACAGAGATGGGTAGCATTTATGCCACCGACATTGTTGGCTATAAAGAAGGAGACTTCTGGGTTAAGCTTCCCTACATTGGGGAGAACTTCCTAGAGATTTTGATGAGGAAAGCAGCATGATAACAGTAGACCAGTTGTACGCATGGATGGGTTCTGATACCTTGAAGGTACATGATTTGACTGAGTTGTTGCTTGAGGTAATCAATGGGCATTACCCAGTACAGGTGTTACGTCAAGACATATCCGATTACATAACACAGAAGGTGGAATAATGAAGGTACTTATTGCTTGCGAATACTCAGGCAAGGTGCGCTCTGCGTTCGAGAAGATGGGACACTTTGCTGTGTCTTGTGACCTTTTGCCTACAGAAAAACCTGGTTTTCACTACCAATGTGATGTGTTTGACATCATCAATGAGGGATGGGATTTGATGGTGG